AGCAGTGCCGGTGCCGCCAGCAACGCGAGCGTTGTTGTCGGTCAGGACGGCTTCGATGTCGCGCTTGAGTTCCTTACCGCGCTTGGCGATTTGGTAGCTCAGTTCGGAATCGCGCCCTGCCTTGTCGACAGCCTCGAGGTTGTCGGCAACGATCACGGTGCGGCGCAGGATGTGGGTGTAGTTGCCCACGCGAGTGGTGGCCGAGGTCGAGTCAAACGACGAAACGTCATCGCCGGAGATGCGGGCGGTGGCGTCAGCGGCAGCGAGGCTATCCTTCTGCCATTCAAAGTAGGTGTTCGACACCGACTTCGAGCCGACATTCGACTGGAACGGGGTTTCTTCGGGCGAGATGTTCGCGATCACGTCGGAGAGCGACTCGCGGATGCCCTTCGCATCGAAATGCGTAAAGGTGTTGGTTACGATGGCCATGATGGCTCCTCACAGTTTCCCTGCGAGGAGCCTATGTCCTCACAGGAGGGTTTTGATTGCAGCCGCGGCGTCAGACACGCGGCCAGATTGCTTCAGGCGTTGCTGCGCCGTTTCAAATGCGCCCTTGGGCCGTGACTGTGTCCCGCGAGAGCCTGCCTTCATCACCTTCGGTCCAGACTTGTTCCCACCGGCTTGCGCCTTGCGAACATTTGTCTGACCGCGCTCGTAAAGCATTGCGTTGCGGGCCAGTGCCACCAGTGACGCGCTGTTGATTGCGTCAACGTCCTGCGTGGAGAACCCCTTACCCAGAAGAAACTCGCGAACCTCCTTGGCTTCCTTCGCCATCGTGTTCGTGTCCTTCCACGCGGGGATAAGCTCCGGCAGTCGCTGCTCTTCAGCGGCGCGATACCGTGCCATTTCCTCTTGAGCGCGGCTCTGCTGGATCGCTGCCAGTCGCTGCTGCTCCGCCTCGACAGCTTGAAGCTGTTGCTGGCGCATTTCAGCGGCCTTCTTCCACTGGCGTTCCAGTTTCATCGCCTCGGTGGGGTTCTGCTGATACAGGCTATCCCAGTCCGGCTCATTGCTGAGTTGCTGCTCAATCTGCTGCCGGAGTGCGGGCAGGAGTTGGGCATATTGGGCGCGTTCTGCGTCGATCTCAGCCTGATGCGCCTCAAACGCCTTGCGTCTTTCGGCCAGTTCTTGAGACTTCCGCGTGTAGTCCTGCTGCCGCGAATACCCGTTCAGAAGCTCATCTTCCGTGACCTCGATCTCTTGGCCGTTTATCTTCACTCGGAAGGTTCGGCCCTCTTCGGGTTGGAAGTCAGTTTCGTCTTCGTAGCCTTCGCCATCATCAGGCTCCTCGGCAGCTTCCGCCTCGACGGCTTCTTCTGCTTCGGGGTTGAGGTTTTCATCCTCGGACGCATCAGCGGCTGAAGCATTTTCCTCGGGGGAGGGTGCCATCATTGCCCTGATCTGTTCTTGTGCGCTCCGCAGGTCGGTCCCCATTGGGCTGCCGGTGTCTGCCATTGCTGGTCTCCATTATATGATTAGCCCTTGCGCTGTGCAACGGCTCCGCCATCAATCAGCGATTGCAGCTTGATGCGGAGCGCGTCCACGCCAGCCAGTCGGGCGTGGAGCATGATAAGCTCCGTTGTGTTTCCCGCATTTGCTGCTCGGAATGCCTCGAATATCTCGGCCTCCATTTCGACGAGGAAGCGGGATAAATCCCCGTCGTCCTTGAGGCGGGCCGCAGCCCGCGCATCTGCGATGATCTGGTCCGTAGTCTTACTGGCCACTCACGGCACCCTTGATCAGATCGGATTGAGCCTTGAACGTCTCGCGATCCAGCGCCGTCTCGCGCTTGATCTCCTCGACGCGGAGTTGGGTGCCATACTTGGCCTTGAACTCCTCGGCGGCGACGTAGAGGTCCATCTCCATCTTGTCGCGGGAGAGGTTGTCCTCCATCATCATCTTCTCGCGCTGAATCTGAAGCTCTGCGGCTTTCTTCTGCATATCCGCCTGTATCTGCTGGATTTGCAGGGCGATCAGTTGCTCGTTGATGTCGGGCTGCTTCGGCTCCTGCGGCGGCGACTGGAATTGCGCCGGATCGCTCCAGAAGCGGTCAGCGTCCTTGAAGCCCGCGAGCTTCGTCATCTCGGTGAGCGTATTGTAGAGCTTGCCCATATCGGTCAGCGGATTGACCGGACCCATCGTGGCTATAGCCTCCTTCTGCATCTCGCCGATCTGGCGCAGCATCATCATGCGCTCATTGTCGCTGCCACGGCCAAGGGCCACGTTGATGCTCACGTCCATCGTGGCGTCCCACCAGCGCGGGTCGATGGGCACAAACTCATTGCGAAGCCGAACCATGCGCGGCTGGTCCTGATGCTTGCACACGAGGCGCAGGATACCACGGAACAGGTCGCGCATACCCGTCTCTGCGAAGATGCGGGCGATCATCTCAATGTGCTGCGCGGCGGCGTTGACGGTCGCGTTGACGGCGGAGGCTGTCGACGACTGCAATGCGTCAGCGTCCAAGCCCGCAGCGGCCTTCGAGATGCCGGTGCGCGACTGCTTGGTCTCGTCCATGTATTGCAGCACGGGGAACGCCTGCTGGCCGACAAACGGCATGGCAATCGGCTGCACCTGACCGGCGGAGCGCTGGCGGATGATGCCACCGACCTCGGTGTTCATCACGTCCTGCAAGTTGACCTGACCCTCGGTGATCGCAATGCGGGGGTGGATCGCCATCGCCAAGCTGTCGAGGGTGTTCCGCATGATCACGGACTTGATGCGCTGGATGTCCATGACGACATCAGCGGACGAGATGCCGAAGAACTCGTGTGGCTCGGGGTCGGGCGTGAACGACGCAAACGGCGCGAAGTCGCAGGCCTCGTCCATCAGTATCTTGTAGCCGCTACCAGCCACGCAGACCTTGCGAAGCTCGGCGATGCCGTCGCCGTCACGGTCGACCCGTATATACGCCTCAATATACGTCACCTTCCGCATGGCGCTGTCCCTGCGGTCAGCGGTGCGGCTGGTCAGCGCCGGATTGCGCGTGTAGCGCTCGACGTTCAGGTCCATCTTGTCGGTGTCGGAGGCAAGCCCCTCCACCTCGTCGGCATCGTAGCCCATCGCGATCAGGTCGGACACGGTCACGACACGGCGGTGGCCCACGAAGTCGGCGCTCTTGATGTTCTTGGCGCGGCGGTCGATGAGGAACTCCTCCGGCGGCACGGCCTCAACCTTCACGCGGCCATTGGAGCGGCGGTGGGTGGCGACGACATCGTGCAGGAGCGGCGGCTCCATGCCCATCATCGCCATCTCCTGCGTCTGCTCCATCGCGGGGTAGCTCTCGACGACATCCAGCGACACGTCGGGATCGGCGGAGAGCATGGCCAGAGCGGCGTCGTCGAGGCCGGTCATCTCGGAGGTGCTGGTCTCGACGGCCTCGTCCCAGTAGAACTTGAGGATGCCGTTCTTGCGGATCAGCGCGTCCTTGAAGGCCGAGTGAAGCTCCAAGAAGCCGTTATTGTCGCTGTGGAAGATGTAGTTGACGTATTCGGTCGCCTGCATGGCGTTGGGAACGTCCTCGGCGCTGCGGGGCGCGAACTCAACGGTCTCGTCGGACGACGTGAACACCCGCATGAGCGACGGCATGATGGCCTGCACGGTATCCCGCACATCCATGCTGACCACTTGGCTGCGGCCATCCTCCTCGTCGCCGTATGGCTCGCCACGGTAATA